TAAATACAAAAGTTGTGAAAAATCGTGATTTTTTGGAATAACCGCTGATAAGTTATTGAAAAACCGATAAAAGGTTATAAAAGGCCTTAAAAAGCTGTTAAAAGCCGGAATATTGATAAATGGGGTGATTAAATGAATGAAATGAAGATTGAATATATCAATATTGCTGATTTAAAGCCATATGAGAACAATCCACGGCATAATGATGATGCAGTTGATGCAGTGGCGGCAAGCATTCAAGAGTTTGGCTTTAAAGTGCCTATTGTTTGCGATAAAAACAACGTTGTTGTGACAGGACACACGAGGTTGAAAGCCGCAAAGAAACTAGGCATGAGGAAAGTTCCGTGCATTCATGCGGATGATCTTACAGACGATCAAGTCAAGGCGTTCCGTGTAGCAGATAACAAGGTGTCGGAACTTGCAACGTGGGATATGGATAAATTGAGTGTTGAACTTGATAGCATTGATCTTGATATGTCAGCGTTTGGCGTTGATATAGGAGAATTTAAGACAGATGAATCACAGCTTGAAGATGATGGCGGTTGGTATGGTGATGAAAGAGAACGCACAAACGATGCGTACAATTTAGGACTTATTGATTATGGCAGTCTGACAAATGACTTTTGGCAAATGCCTACCATTCATAAAACCGATTTTATACCTAACGATTTAATAGGGTTCAATTACGCTAAGACTTCAAAAAACAAGAATTGCGGCATTCATTTTTATATTGATGATTATCAGTTTGAAAGAGTATGGAATAAACCAGATGATTATACAGATATTTTAATGGATTATGACTGTATTCTATCTCCGGATTTTAGCTTGTATATGGATATGCCTATGCCTATGAAGATATGGAACATATACAGAAGTCGTTTCATTGGCAACTACTATCAGAATCAAGGCATTAAAGTTATTCCAACTATTTCATGGGCTGAACCTGCAACGTTTGAATTTTGTTTCCGTGGCATCCCTAAAGGAAGTGTAGTTAGTATCAGTACGATAGGGGTTAAGAGAGATCAAGACGCTTTGAACGTGTGGCGTGACGGTGTAACGGAAATGATTAAACAGATTGAACCGTCTGCAATTCTTGTTTATGGCGGCAAATTGGATTATGATTACGGTGATATAAAGACTGTTTATTTTAACAATCATGTAACGGATGATTGGAAAGGGAGCAAAGATGAAAGTTGAATATTTTGATAAGCTATTGCATGGTAACAACGGCATTAAAATTTCTGATGAATGGAATATCTTTAATGACTATGAATTGTACAATTTCAAGACAAACGAAAGTAAGCAGTATAAAAATCTTGATGAACTGCTAAAGGATAATCCGAGCGTTGCAAAGATCATTGAAGAATCAGACGCATTCTATCTTGATTGGAGCGGTGGACGTGGTTCCGGAAGCGGTGGAAAAGCTAAAATGGGCGGCGGTTTCAGTAGCGCAAAAGAACAAGGTGGCGGAAAAAATGAGCGTCTTCTTCCTGCTGAATTAAACTATGGAGAATCAAAAGGAAATAGCGTTGATGCGGTACTAGGACGGTTTCAAAGCAAATACGGCAATGCTAACAGGGAATATGCTATTGCAGTTGATGAAAACGGATATGTTAAACAGCATATAAAAGGTGGCAAGCATAGTGTAGGCATTTCCGGCGATAAGGGTGACACGATCATTCATAATCATCCTAGCGGCAGTAACTTTTCAAGCGCTGACCTTGCAAATTTTGCAAACACACATATTCACAGCATTGTGGCAACATCCTCAAATAAAACGACCAAGGGTGATTATCAGATCAGTAAAACAAGCAAATTCAAGCCTAAAGAATTTTTAAAGGCAGTGAATAATGCAAAGTGGGACACGAACAAATACGGCTATAATGACGGTGCTGATTGGTGGCTAAAAGCTAATCAGAAGAAATACGGATATACTTATACTTCTAAAGGCATGAAGAACGCCGGTAAAGAGGCGGGGTGGTAATTCATGGGTGGACGTGGCGCAAGCTATAGCAGAATTTCATCAGCATCTAAAAGCAGAAATCTTACATCCGAGCAGTTGAAGACATTGAACTATTACAAGTCACGTGTCGAGAATGGCCAAGATATTTCTTCTCTTAAAAATGTTGAAGACATAAAGCTTGTATCAATGGCCTATGATGATGCGATTTCAGATGTTGCTAAAAATCTAAAGCTAAGTGACTATTACGATGATGGCCGTTTTTTGCCTTATGATTTAAAAACATCATTAAGTAATAACAGTCAGGATCACTATTTAATTAATAATGGTTTTATGGGGTCTTTTAAAAAAATATCTGAAAGTAAAAAAACAGTAACATATATGAGTTCTAAAGGAATGCATTTAAAGATAAACAAAGAAGATTTCATTAAAGACAGAACAAACAGTTATAAAAAAAATAAAGCAAATGCTTTGTCTAACTTACAGACAGAAGCACTTTATAAGTTGGCCAAGAGCAATATCATATGTTGTTAAAAAACTGACAAAACCAGAATTTGCAGCAGAAACAGAAAATTATTATAAAAATGGAGTTATACCAAAAGTGCTAAAAAGTAAAAGTGATATACAACACTTTAAAAAATTAGCAAAATCCAATTATGATTTTGCGACTGGTTATATTAAATGGGACGATGAGCATAACAAAGTGAGGTGATGCAACACGGCAAAGGTTGATTTAAACGAACAGGCTAGAGAAATATTGAAGATTGCGGAAGATGCAGGCGTACAATCAAATTTCTTTTTCATGACTACATTCAAGCGGTATCAGGTACAGCTTAATATCCTGAATGAACTTGAAAAATCCTTGAAATCTGATGGAATGCAGGTAACGAAAGAATACGTAAAGGGCAGAAAAAATCTGTATAGCAATCCCGCAATACAGGACTATAACAGGACAACCGACAGTGCAAACAAAACGGTTGCAACATTGATGCGTATTTTGCGAAATTTCGGCGTTGACGATGCAGGAGAACAGGACGCAGACCAACTAATGAAAATTATCAATGGTGGTGATGATGATGCAGAATAAGGCTTATGAATTTTGCAAGAAAAGCGTAAAAACTAAAGAATGCCCTAAGTACGTTAAACTTCAAATGAAGGAATTTATGCGTATTTGTGACGGCAAAGATAAAAAGTATAAGATCAGTGATATAAAGTTGAAGCAATTAGACAATATATTGAAGATTTTGAACATGCCTAAAGGCTTGAAAGCAGGGCAGCCACTATATGACTGCACATGTGGGTATCAGTGGCTATTTTACACAGCTATTCTATGTACTGTTTACCGAGACAACGAAAGCAAGAGAAGATATGAAACAGGTGTTTTAGAGATATGCCGTAAGAACTTCAAGACATATACCATTGCAACTATCTTCATTTTGCTTTTTCTTACAGAACCGCAGTTTTCAAAGTTTTACAGTGTAGCGCCGGATGGTTCGCTGTCCAGAGAAATCAGAGAAGCCATTGCGGAAACAATAAGATCATCACCGCTTGTATATGAATATCATGACAAAAAGCGTTTTAAGATATTGCGTGATTATATCATGTTCAAACCTACGCAAACGCAATATATACCATTAAGTTATTCTACGTCACGTATGGACGGTAAGTTGCCTAACGCCTTTTGTGCTGATGAAGTCGGTGCATTGCCTGTAAACTATCCGATTGAAGCAATGCGATCAGGGCAGTTGAATATCCTTAATAAGCTAGGTTTTATTATTTCCACAAAGTATCCAACAATCAATAACCCTTTTGAAGATGAAGTGAAGTATTCAAAGCAGGTGCTAGACGGTGTGCAGAAAGACGATACACGCTTTTCTCTATTGTATGAACCGGATAATCCTAAAAATTGGGAAACAGACGATTTAATACTGAAACAGGCTAACCCTGTTGCACTTGAAATACCGGAAATATGGAAAGACCTTTTGAAGAAAAGGGCATACGCTATAGCCGTTGAAAGTGCAAGAGAGAACTTTGTAACTAAGCACTGCAACATCATTTATCAAGGTGCAGGCACTGAAACATTCATTGATGTGAAGGACGTGCAGGCTTGCAAGGTTGCAGATATTGACTGGAATGGTCGCATTGTTTATCTTGGTTTGGATTTGTCCGAAACAAACGATAATACGAGCGTTTCTATGGTGTCGGTTGATGAAGATAACAATATTCTAGCCGAATCATGGGCTTTCATCCCAGAAGGAAGGATTGAGGAAAAATCACAGTATGAGAAGATCAACTATAGGGATTTGTGCAAGACTTTACATGTTATTGCTTGCGGTGACAGAATAATTGACTATAATGTAGTTGAGCAATTTATCCTTGATTTAGAGGGTAAATACGGCGTCCAGATACAGGCTATTGGATATGACAGATGGAACGCTCTCAGTACCGCTCAAAAGCTTGAAAAAGCAGGCTATAACATGGTTGAAATCAAGCAGCATTCTTCCGTACTGCATCCGCCAACAAAACTATTAAAAGAACAGATTCTAAACGGCAAATTCCAGTACGAAAGCAACAGGCTGTTAGAAATCAATTTTCAGAACGCAAGATGTACATATGACACAAATAAAAATATGTACGTTACAAAAAAGAAATCGACCGGAAAGGTTGACATGGTGGTTAGCATGATTGATGCGGTATACTTGTTACAACAGGATTATTTTCTTAACCAGAGCGATTTTACAGTCCAAGTAATTTGAAAGGTGGTGTGCTATGGGATTCTTTGACAGGTACAAAAAAAGAGACACAACACCAACCCTAGAACCACAGGTGAGTGATGTTCTGCTAAGGGCATTGCTGAATGGTGAGACAATCACAAGGGAAAAGGCATTGACTTTGCCATCAGTAAGCGGCGCAGTTGATTTTATTTGCAACAGTGTAGCATGCATGCCTGTGAAGTTGTACAAGTACAAACAGGGAAAAGTCACAGAAGTTGAAAACGATAGCCGTACAAAGCTGTTAAACGGCGATACAGGTGATACGCTAGACGCTTTTCAAATGAAAAAAGCCATGGTAGAAGATTATCTGCTAGGCAAGGGCGGCTATGCATTCATTCAGAAAAACCGCAATGACGTTACCGGATTGTATTACGTACAGGAAAACAATGTTGCTATTCTGAAAAATGCAGACCCGATACATAAGGAATATAAAATCTCAGTTGAGGGCAACATGTATGAACCGTATGAGTTTATCAAGCTGTTACGGAATACGAAAGACGGTGCAAGCGGTATAGGGCTGACCGTTGAGGTGTCAAAGGCACTAGAAACGGCATATCAGACGCTTTTATATCAGTTATCATTAGTTAAGAGCGGTGGCAATAAAAAAGGATTCCTGAAGTCAAACAGAAAGCTAGGACAGGAAGAAATTGACACATTAAAACGTGCATGGAAAAACATGTATGCTAACAATGAGGAAAATGTCGTTGTTCTGAATAATGGGCTAGAGTTTCAAGAAGCGAGTAATTCATCTGTAGAAATGCAGTTGAACGAAAGCAAAATGACATTGCAGGGTGAAATCAATAACCTATTTCATATTAGCGGTGACTTTGATCTTACATTTAAGGAAGCAATTTACCCTATTATCAAAGCGTTTGAAACTGCCTTAAATCGTGATCTTCTTTTGGAAAAAGAAAAGAAAAATATGTTTTTTGAATTTGACACAAAAGAGATTGTGAAGGCATCTTTGCAGGAACGCTATAACGCATACAAGACCGCAAAGGAAACCGGATTTATGACGCTGAATGAAATCAGAAAATCCGAAAATCTGAATTATGTTGAAGGGTTGGACGTTGTTAATGTTGGACTTGGAGCGGTGCTATACGATACGCAGACGCAGAAATATTTCACGCCTAATACAGGACAGCAGACAGATACAAGTGCAATGAATAACATGATTGAAGGGCATGAAGAAGAGCAGGAATTTAACGCAGACGGAAACAGCAGTAACGGATAATGAGGGGGTGAACATATGGAAATTAGAATCAAAGATGATAGCGTGGAAATTGACGGCTATGTGAACGCTATTGAGCGTCTATCTAAGCCGCTTAATTCACGCATTGGCAAGTTCGTTGAACGCATTAAAAAAGGCGCATTCAAACGTGCGATTGAACGCAATGATGATATTCACATTTTGCTTGACCATAACTGGAACCGTGATCTTGGAAGCACAAAGGCAGGCAATCTGAAACTGACAGAGGACAATATCGGATTGCGTGCTCATGCTGTTATCAATGATAAGGATGTAGCAGAAAAGGCACGCAACGGTGATATTGTTGGTTGGTCATTCGGTTTTGCTGACCGTGACGGTGGTGTTGATACTCATGTTGAAAACGGCATGACAACTAGAGATGTGAATGATCTTGACTTATATGAAGTATCGCTTCTTGACAGAACAAAAACGCCTGCATATGACGGAACACTTGTGACAGTGCGCTCAGACGATGTTACACTTAACCATGGTGATGAATGCATCACAGAAATTGAAACAAGAGACGATACAGAGAAGCAGGAAGAAAAGAAAGTTGACTATTCCAAATGGGAAAATCTCATTAAAGAGATGAAAGGGGAAAATTGAATGTCAAAAGAACTGATTGAAAAGAAGAATGATCTTATTACACGAGCTGAAGAAGTGCTCAACAAGGCAAAGGAAGAAAAGCGTGAACTTACACCGGATGAAGCAGCGGAGCTTGCAGAAATCCGTGACAATGTGCGCAGAATCATTGAAACATTGAAACTTGATGATGATTTTAGAGAACTTGGAAAGCCGCTTGAAAAGAAGCAGGACGAAACACCAACAGAGGGGGTAACAGGAATGGACGAGAAGAAACAGGAACAGGAACAGAGAGACATTGAAACAAGCGAAAGAAACACATTTGAGAATTACATCCGTGGACGTGTAGTACATGAACGTGCCGGAGAGCTGACAATGACAGACAACGGCGCAGTAATTCCGACAACAATTGCTAACCAGATTATTAAAAAGGTGTATGATATCTGCCCAATTCTGGAACAGTCTACAAAGTATAACGTAAAGGGTACACTTGAACTGCCATATTATGACGAGACAAGCGGAAATATTACAGTTGCATATCAGACTGAATTTAAGGCGCTTTCATCAAGCAATGGCAAGTTTGCTAGCATTTCACTCACAGGATTCCTTGCGGGTGCGCTGTCTAAGATCAGCCGCAGTCTGATTAACAACGCTAAGTTTAACATTGTTGATTTTGTGGTAACTGAAATGGCTGAAAGCATCAAGCGCTTCATTGAGCATGAACTGCTTATTGGTACACCGGCGAAGGTAACAGGACTTTCCACATTGGACAACATTGTTACAACGGCAAGTGGAACTGCTATCACTGCTGACGAAGTGATTACACTGCATGACGCAATCAAGGATGATTACCAGAACGGCGCTATTTGGATTATGTCTAACAAGACAAGAACGGCGCTCAGACTGTTGAAGGATTCCACAGGCAAGTACATGCTTAATGATGATATTTCAACACCGTTTGGAACTTCTCTGCTTGGAAAGCCTGTCTATGTGTCTGACAACATGCCGGAAATCGGAGCAGGCAACACGGCAATTTATTACGGTAACATGAAGGGACTTGCAACAAAGTTCAACGAAGAAATCAGTGTTCAGGTTCTCAGAGAGAAGTTTGCTGACGAACACGCTGTTGGTGTTATCGGATGGTTTGAGTTCGATTCCAAAGTACAGAACGCTCAGGAAATCGCAAAACTCGTTTGCAAGGCAGGCTAATTATGAAATATAAAGCACTTGTGAGTTTTGCAGGTGCGGTGACTATGGCAAAGGGGGAAGTCAAGGAAATTGATAACCCCCTTATTGCTAAAGACCTGTTATCTGCAAAGTACATTGAACCTGTTGAAGAAAAGAAAAAGAAAAACCCTGTAAAGGGGGTGTAGCATGAACAACATTAGAAAAGTAAGTGATATCAAGGTTGAAGATATTGCTGATTATCTAAGAATTGATGAACTTACAGATGGCGATGAACAGATGCTTAAGAATCTGCTAGAAATCGCTAAAACGTATATTGAAAGCTATACAGGACAAACAGAACTAGACAACTATCAAGATTTTGTAATTGTTGTGCTTGTTTTAGTACAGGATATGTATGATAACCGTACTATGTACGTTGACAGTACGAACTTAAACACGGTTGTTGAAACAATCTTAGGCATGCATTCGGTGAATTTGCTATGATAAATGCGGGAAAGTATAACAAGCGTATCAGCATTTACAAAGTAGAGATAGTAAAGAGTTCAAACGGCTTTCAGACAAAGCAGAAAACGCTTGTATTACAACCACATGCAAGCGTGAAAACTACTAGGGGAATGACGCTGATTAAAAACGGCACTGATTTTGAAAAAGCCTATACTAACTTCACTATCAGATATCCTATCACTGAAATTAACCGTGATATGCTGATTGAGCTCAACGGAAAAGAGTACACAATAGAATATCTGAATAATGTGAATGAGGAAGGTGTAGAACTTGAAATTCAGGCAAAGGAAGTGACGCACTGATGGCTAAGTTTGAAATGGAATTGCCGGAAGAATTGATGAAGGATTTAACCACAATCAACGACAATGCAGATAAGATTTTCGGTGAAATGACTAAGGCGGGGGCGGAAGTTGTCTATAAAAACATTCAATCAAATATCCCTAAATCATTCATTGGTTCAAATATTATGCACTGTTTGAAACTGACTAGAGTATATAAAACACCAACAGACGGCGGCATAAATACAAAAGTTGGTTTCTATGGTTATTTCAAAAATAAACAAGGGAATGTAGTTCCTGCACCGTTAGTCGCTAATGTGTTTGAATATGGCAGAAGCAATTTACCATTTAAAAAGCAGCCGTTTCTCAGAAAGTCATTCAAGAAAAATCAGATTGAACAGGCCATGCGTGAAGCACAGAAAAAGGCAAGTGGGGGACTGATTGATGAATGAATTGATTGAAACATTATTCAAAGATTTTACCGTTGACGGCGTAAGCGTTCCGGTATCATTCCTGTATTATGAGGGACATGGAGAACCGTATATAACCTATATGCAGACAGACGCAGACAGCTCATATAGCGGTGATGATGAATTGCTAGGATATGCGGATTATTACGACTTTGATATATATTCAAAAGGTGATTATACTAATATTGTGAAAAGCGTAAAATCACTATTGAAAGCAAATGATTTTGTATGGCAGCCTAGCAGATCATCCGCTGACATGTATGAAACTGATACAGGTTACTATCATAAAACATTATGTTTTGCGATTTTAAGGGAGGAAAAATAAAATGGCAAAGATCGGATTAAACAATTTTAGATATTCTAAGTTGACAGAAACAGAGGACGGAACAGCAAAGTATGCAGGCGCTAAGAAGCCTGCTAAGGCCGTTTCATGCAAGGTTAATATTTCTACTAGTTCCGCTAAACTGTATGCAGATGATGTACTTGCAGAGAGTGACACGGCATTTCAGAGCGGCACTGTAACAATCGGAATTGACGAAGAAGATACTCAGACAATGGCTGACTTGCTAGGGCATACAGTCGAAGAGGACGGCGGCGAAATGGTACGCAATGCAAACGATACAGCGCCTTATGTAGGACTCGGCAGAGTTGTTGTGAAGACGGTTAACGGCGTTCGTAAGTACAAGGCTGAGTTTCTTTGCAAGGTGAAGTTTGGCGAACCATCTCAGGATGATAAGACAAAGGGTGAAAGCGTTGAATTTACAACGTCTGAACTTGAAGGGACAGTATCAACGCTTGCTAATGGTGACTGGTCAAAGACACAGACATTTGCAACACAGGCCGAAGCAATTACATATCTTGAAGGACTGATGAAAGCGTCCGTCTAATTAGCGAAACATGGGACGGTATAAAAACCGTCCCTATTTTATAAGAAAAGAGGGAAAATGAAATGAAAGACATTGAAGGAAAGATCACGCTTAACGGAAAGAATTATCCGGTTGTATTCAACCTTAACGTAATGGAAGCAATACAGGAAAAGTACGGAACGCTTGAAAAATGGGGCAATCTGACAGAAGGAGAAGGCGGAGAGCCAAACGCAAAGGCGGTTATTTTTGGTTTCTGTGAAATGATAAATGAAGGAATTGACATCCAGAATGAAGAACAGGGAACAGATACAAAGCCGCTGACGCTGAAGCAGGTTGGAAGAATCATCACAGAATATGGACTTTTGAATGCAACAAAAGTGATGAATAATACCGTTGTTGAAAGCACGAAAAGCAACGAAAAAAACGCATAATTCCCGATGATGCCGAGGAACCAGAACCGATTGATTTTACATGGTTCTATTTCATCGGGAAAACGAAATTGAATATGTCGTTCCATGAGGTAGGGCGGCTGACATTAACGCTATTCAATAAATTGTACAGTCATTATAAAGATGATTGGGATTTAGAAATGCGGTTACGTGTAGCAAACATGACATATGCAGAAGCATACGAAAAAACGCAGAAAGAAGAAGAATGGTTCTAATAAGGGGGTGAAAGCATGGCAGGTTTTGGCGGTTCAATCAAGCTAACAGGTGAGAGTGAATATAGACGTGCTTTGTCACAGATCACGCAAAGTTTAAAGGTTGTCAGCTCTGAAATGAAAGCTACATCATCTGGTTTTGAAGCTGGTTCAAGATCACAGGAAGAACTAGCACAATCGGCGGAACAACTAAAAAAGGCACTTGACACGCAGAAAACGGCGCTATCATCATTGAAAAGCCAGTTGTCTACAATGCAGGGTGAATATGACAGAACAGGCACGGCACACAAGGCATTATTAGACAGATACAATCAAGAAAAAGCAAAACTTGATGAAATCAAGGTAAAGTACGGCGAAACCTCGAAAGAATACCAAGATCAGAAAAAAGTTGTCAATGATTTAGCACAGGAAGTAGACAAAAGCACAAAAACCTATGATGCACAAGGCAAAGCGCTGAATGACATGAAGATCAAGACCGCCAACGCTGAAACGCAAGCTAATCAGACGGCTAAAGCGCTTGAAAACTTAGGGCATAAAGCAGAGGACAGCGGGAAGCAGGCTGAACAAGCGTCAAACGGTGGTTTTACCGTGATGAAGGGTGTTCTTTCAAATCTTGCTACTGATGCCATTCATGCGGCACTTGACGGCTTGAAAAAATTAGGCAGTGCTTTCATTGATGTAGGTAAACAGGCATATGCAAGCTATTCAAACTATGAACAGCTTGTAGGCGGTGTTGATACCCTTTTCGGTGACGCATCGGCAAAGGTGCAGGAATACGCCGCAAATGCCTATAAAACGGCAGGAATGAGCGCTAATCAGTACATGGAACAGGTTACAGGATTTTCTGCAACCTTGTTACAGGGCTTGAATGGCGATACTGCAAAGGCGGCAGACGTTGCTAACATAGCAATGATTGATATGGCTGATAATGCTAATAAGATGGGTACTAGCATGACCATGATTCAGAACGCATATCAAGGCTTTGCAAAAGATAACTATACAATGCTTGATAACTTAAAGCTAGGCTATGGCGGTACTCAGTCTGAAATGGCTAGATTGATTAATGATTCCGGCGTTTTAGGCGATTCAGTAAAGGTAACGGCGCAAACTGTTAAAGATGTTCCGTTTGATAAGATCATTGAAGCAATTCACGTTACGCAGCAGGAAATAGGGATTACAGGCACAACATCACTAGAAGCCGCTTCAACGCTTGAAGGTTCTACTAACTCCATGAAAGCTGCTTGGCAAAATCTTTTAACCGGAATGGCAGATGATAACGCTAATTTTGGTGAATTGATTGATAATCTTGTAAACAGTGTAGTTGCCGTGGCTGATAACATGATTCCAAGGGTTCAGCAGATCATTAAAGGCATGGCACAGGTGGCAAGTGAATTACTGCAAACGGTAGTTCCTAAGCTAGTGCAGGAAATCCCACCGCTATTGAGTGATACATTGCCTATTCTAATTGATGCGGTCACTTCACTGATTCAAACGGTGCTTGAAGTATTGCCGCAGATGATGCCTGTTATTACAGATGGTATTATGCAGATTGTACAGGCTATGATTACCATGTTACCGGAATTTATCAATGCAGGATTGCAGATGCTTACGTCACTGATTCAAGGCATTACAAACGCATTGCCGCAGTTGATCGCTATGTTACCTACGATTATTCAGCAGACCGTTGATACACTAATTGCTAATTTTCCTGCTATCATTGGAGCAGGTGTGCAGTTGTTAGTAGCTTTAATTAATGGTATTACTGAAGCATTGCCACAACTTATTGCCATGTTGCCTACTATTGTCGCAACCATTGAAGCAACGCTACTTTCTAATCTTCCTATGGTCATAAATGCAGGTATTCAGATTCTAGTTGTGCTAATTAATGGGATTGTTAGTGCATTGCCACAGTTGATTGCATACACGCCTAGATTGATTACAACATTCGTGCAGGTTATGACGCAAAACTTGCCACAAATCCTAGCAATGGGCGGGCAGATTATAGGCTCACTCATTAGCGGAATTGCGTCCATGATTGGCAATCTTGGCGGAACTGTTGGCAATGTTGTAAGCACTATTATCAACGGTATCAGATCATTGCCGGGGCAGTTGTATAACTGGGGTGTCGATATGATTAGTGGTATTGCAAACGGCATCAAGAGTGCGATTCATTCTGTTACAGATGCGGTAAGCGGTGTCGCAGATAAAATCAAGTCATTTCTTCATTTCTCAAGACCGGACGAAGGGCCATTGGCTGAATATGAAAGTTGGATGCCTGACATGGTACAAGGTTTGAGCGATTCTTTGAGAAAGGCAAGCCCAGAGCTGATAAATCAGACTGAAGCATTGGCAAATGGCATGTCTGATGCATTCAATGTGAACGGTGTAGTTTCTGCAAGTGGCGGAAAAAGCTACAATGCTATGGTTGAAGCATTCAAGGATGCTTTATCACAGGTCAAAATCGTGATGGACGATGAAGAAATGGGACATTTCGTCGATAAAACGGTGACAAAGTTGATATACAATTAAGGCGGAGAAAATATGAGAAATTACGTTATTCAAAATGGGCTTGACAGCCGATATTTAAAAGGATTGCTGATTCAGGAATTGCCACAGATTACAAAACCATTGATGCGAACGAGTATTGAGCAGATAGACGGGCGTGACGGTGATGTGATCACAAGGCTTGGATATTCAGCGTACGACAAAAAAATGAAAATCGGTCTGTTTGGAGATTATGACATTGATGAAATCATTCCGTTCTTTAATACGAGCGGAACAGTCACGTTTTCAAATGAGCCAGAAAGATATTACAGATACGACATTCTTGATGTTGTCGATTATGAGCGCCTTATGAGGTTCAGAACGGCCGAGATCACGTATCATGTGCAGCCGTTCAAGTACAGTACAATTGAAAAAATGAAGGTGTTCAGCAATCCGACAAGTGCTATCACAGTAAGAAATAACGGCAATTATGTTTCAAAACCTATTATTCATATCAAGGGTTCAGGAACAATCAATCTGTCGTTGAATGGTGTGCAGTTATTCCGTATTGATTTAAGTACATCAAATTCCATCACCATAGACACAGAAAGGCTCGAAGCGTATAATGATGATGCATTGATGAACAGATACGTTGTCGGAAATTACGACAAATTTGTGCTGAAAGTTGGGGCTAACTCCGTATCATGGGATGGTCAGCTTACAAATATTGCGTTTGAAAAGTTGGCGAGGTGGATTTAATGGAAAAGACGAATTTTGAAATGATCAGAGGTGACACACTGTCATTTGCTTTCGAGGTTGAGTATGACGAAGCGTTGCAAAAACTGGACAGTGCATACTTCACATGCAAAGAAAATTTCGATGATGATGAGCCGATATTCAAAAAGTCGCTAGGGCATGGCATCACATTGGCAAAGCAGGAAGATGGAAAGCTGTACTATGTGGTGCGTGTAGCTCCTGAAGATACGGAAAGTGTTGAGCCGGGGCATTATTATTACGATTTGCAAATTGGCATCAATGGCGATGTGTTCTCAATACTGATTGGCTCGTTAAAAATTCATAACGATGTAACGATAGGGGTGAACTGATATGAACGATTTTTTCAAAAAACCGCTTGTGAAAATCCTTATGCTTAAAGGTGAAAAGGGTGACACGGGTGACAGAGGGGAAGGCATTCCCACAGGTGGTTCAACAGGACAGTTTTTGAAAAAGAAAAGCAACACTAATTTTGCGTATGAGTGGTCTGATATTGACCCACCAGCAGTTATTCAAAATACTGAAATTGATGATATCACGAAAGGGTAGGTGATAACATGGAACGTATTACAATGCCGAGAGGTGACATTAGAAATATTCATTTTACTGTTTGTGATGCAAACGATACAGATGTAAGCAAAGAATTTACTCAAATTACTTTTACGGTAAAAGCAAATACATCATCGAGAAAAATTATCATCCAGAAAAAGCTGACTGATGGGACGATAACTAAAAGCGGAAATGTATATTCATTTTCAATTATGCCGGAAGATACAGACAACGTTGATTATGGAACTTATTATTATGACATTGAGCTTATCAGAGGTGACCAGATACATCAGACGTTTGTAGGCAAGCTGATTATCACGGAAGAAGTAACGTTCGCAGGTGATACCGAAAAAGGGGTGTAAGCATGGATGTTTACAAAATTATCATGCTTGCGGACGATGACTATCTAACCGTAAAAATGGATAGCGTTACAGTTATTGGAACAGATGGGACAGACGATTATAACGAATTAGCAAATATTCCTAAAATCAACAATGTTGAAGTAAAAGGAAGCAAATCGCTTGCAGACTATGATATTGAGAGTGCAAGCGAAGCAAAAAAAGAATTTGAAAATTTGAACAGCGAAATAAACACACATGCAAAAAATGAAGATATACACGTATCACGTGAAGACAGGTTGAAATGGGACAGTGGTACGACGTATACTATACTGTTAGCAAAGGAAATCTGATTATAGGAGGAAAATAAAGATGGCAGATATTTCAGAAATCACATTACCTAGTGGAGTCACTTACGACATCAAAGATGCAACAGCAAGAAATGACATTAGCATGCTCAAAGGCTCTGGAACAGGTGCTATGCATTACGCAGGAGTTACAACAACGGCACTTGCGAATGGTTCTAGCACATCACCAATCAAAATCAATGAAGCAGATTATACGCCATCAAACGGTGACGTTGTAATTTACGGACAGCTTGAATTTGTATGGTCTACATCAGACAAAAAGTGGCATGAATTTGGTAGTACAGGCAGTCTCAAGGGACTGGCATTCAAGGATTCTGCGAGTGCATCATATACACCGGCAGGCTCAGTTTCCACACCGACTGTTACGGTTGCTGTAAACACAGCGAAGGTTGCACCAATCACTGGTGTAGGCACATTGCCAAATTTCACGGCATCTGTTTCAAATGAGACTCTAACACTTGGATTCTCAGCAGGTTCTTTGCCAACAAAAGGAGAAGAGGTAACGGTTGCAACAGGTATTAAGTCTGCTAGTGCATCCGCACCAGCGTTTACAGGTACAAACGCAACAATTACAACAAAATAAAGGGGGTTGCTTGAATGGCTGATATATCAAGTATCGAACTCCAAAGTGGTACAACATACAATGTCAAGGATTCTACAGCCAGAAGCCATATATGGAATAAAAGAAATCCACATGGAGTCACAAAAGAGCAAGTAGGTCTAGGCAACGTTGCAAACTATGATCAGTCAAAGGCAATAAAAAGTATTACAAGATCAGGAACGACATTTACGGCAACGGCACTAGACGGAACAAAGTTTACGTTCACTCAGCAGGATAACAATACAACATATGGAGTTGCGACACAGTATACAAATGGATTGATGTCTTCATCTGATAAAACTAAATTGGATAGTCTGAGCGCAACAAGTATCTCGGCAATTAGCAATTATGAAATCGACGAAATTGTCGGTAGTTAGGAGAAATCATGGCAGAATATTTAGATAAAACAGGATTGACACATTTCTGGGGAAAGATAAAGGGGTGGGTAAACAGTTCACAGCATCCAGTCGGTTCTATCTACATCAGCACAAGTTCTACTTTCAATCCTCAGACTGCATGGGGCGGTACATGGCGGAAAACTGCTGATGGCAGATGCTTGATTGGTGTAAACAGTTCACACCCACTCGGTTCAACTGGTGGTAGTGAAACGCATACACATACAACAGCTAACCACACGCTAACAATTAATGAAATGCCTGCTCATAGACACACTTCTCCAACCCGTATCCAATGGTATAATACAGAAGAAAATGGTGTAATGCTTGCAGGGCCAGGTGCATCACATGCACAAGTAGACAAGGAACAACTATATACAGGTTATGAAGGTAGTTCACAACCACATAATCACGGAAATACGGGTAGTGCTTCCAATATGCAACCATATTTAGCAGTATACATTTGGGAACGCACTGCATAATGAAAACGAGGAGAAGATCATGAAAATTATTCTAAATGACGAAACTGAAGCGAAAATTAAATGTTACGAAAATAAAGAATCTAGCGTGCTAATTGATCTTGAAGAATTAACAATTGATGAAGTGAAAGCAAAATTCACAGAATCAAATACAGAAGATGTAAAAGTGTTTAACGATTTAGACGAACAAGTAGCAGAATATACAGGGTACATATTAGGGAATCGAATTGTATTGAATCAGGATTCAAATACCATTGAAGTAACACTCGAAGAAAAAACTACAAAGGCTTTAGTAAAACAGAACACAGCTGACATTACAGCTATCAACGAAGCAATTGCTTCACTTGCAGAAATCGTAGGGGGCGAATAATCATGGTTAAATGGTATGTAAGACAAATTACAATGAACCGAATGACACTGGAAGAAGTGCCTAAGAGATGGCACGATGATGTAGAAAAAGCGTTGGCACAGTTGCAGGATAAAAAATAAGGCGCAATGAGCGCCTTTTTTTGTATAATTTAAGCGAGGTAAAATTATGATAAAATTGTTCGGAACAACAGACACAGATTTTTCAAGCAACGGCGATGCAGTAATTCAGCCATTCAAAGCGAAAGTGCATAAAGAGGACAACGGAAACTTCTATCTGAATATCGAAGCAGACATATCATACGTTGACATTCTGACAGCAAATAGGATCATCGTTGCTCCAACTCCACAGGGGGAACAGGCATTTCGTATTAAGAATCCAGAAAAAACAAAGAACAAGATCACGATAAAAGCACAACATATCTCATATGATGCAGAAAATTATGTGATTGCAGACAGTTATGTAGTAGATAAGAATTGCAACGATGCGCTAGATCATCTGAACAGTGCCACAGACAATCCTAGTCCATTTCAGACGTATTCTGATATTGCCACGGTTGGTTCATACAGATGTGTAAGAACATCGCTGTATGACGCTTTCAGCACGGTTCTGGAGCGTTGGGGCGGTCATTTTGTAAGGGACAATTACAGGTTCGGAATCATGAGCAATATCGGGCGTGACAATGGTGTGACTGTACGTTACAAAAAGAATCTGAAAGAAATGACATGCACGGCAAATTGGGATGGTGTTGTGACAAAAATCATGCCAGTTGGAAAAGATGGTCTGCTGTTGGATGAGGTATATCTTTACAGCAAGACACAGTATGATATTCCATTTACAAAGGTTGTATCTTTCAGCCAAAATGTAGATCAAGACCTATACAAAGATACAGAAGGGCATCTTGATGAGGTAGCATACAATAATGCGCTGATTGATGATTTGAGAAAGCAGGGGCAGGCATACGTTGACGAGAATTGCGTGCCGAAAGTTAACTACACGCTCAAGGCAAACATTGAAAAACTGACGGATATAGGTGATACAATCGAAGTCATTGACGAGCCGATGGGTATTGACATCGTGACACATGTTATTTCGTATGATTATGACTGCATTCTGGGAAAGTATACAGAACTTGAATTTGGGAATTTTCAGCAGAAAGTTTCTAACTTGATGGGTACAGTAAATTCAACAATTCAGCAGAGCGTAGAGCAGAACAATTCTGCTTTACAGGTTGTGTTTTCAGATGCAATTCAACATGCACAGGAAACAATGCTAGGAATGCTTGGCAATTCTTATGTGGTGTATGAAGGTGACAAGATTCTTGTTGTTGATGCATTACCGAAAGAAGAAGCGCACCACGTAATCATGATCAACAGCGGTGGTATTGCATTTTCAAGCACTGGCATCAATGGAGCGTTCGAGAGTGCATGGACGATTGATAATACGCTGAATATGCAACATATCAACGTTGTCAATCTTGTTGCTGATATGATCAAGGGTGGAACATTGAAACTAGGCTCAAACCTTAACCAGAACGGACAGATTGAGGTATACGATGAAGCGAATAATTTGATTGCAAAGCTCGACAAAAACGGATTGATTATGTATGGACTTGACGGTTCGTATCTTGTAGTCAATAATTCAGTCGGTTTTGCAGGATATGACCGCACAGGTGCTAAAACGTTCTGGGTTTTAGGTGACGAGTTCCATCAGAAAAAATCTGTAATCGAGGAAGAGATCACGTTGTGCAATAAAGCACGGTTTATTCCGATTACAGTAAAAGATGGAGATACTGTAACAAATGACGGTATCGGTATAGTGGGGGTGTAATATGGCTACATCAGGAACATTCAAAACATCAGCATATGATGGTGCGTGCTTACAGTTTGACTGGTCATTAAAAAGTCAAAGCACAGTAAACAATCAGTCTGTCATTTCGTGGACGTTGAAGGGTGCAGGAATCAAGTCGGGCTATTGGTACATGGCGGGGCCTTTCAAGTGTACTGTAAACGGCACGGTTGTATATCAGTCAAGCACCAGAATTAAGTTATTTACTGGAACGGTTGTAGCATCAGGTAAGCTTGCAATCGGACATGACAGCAACGGTGCAAAGAGTTTTACGGCATATGCAGAGTGTGCAATTTATGTTACGAGCGTAAACTGCAAAGGTTCTGAAAGTTGGAGCCTTCCGGACATAGGCAGAGCATCACAGCCGAGTCTGAACACATGGCCGAAAAACTCACCGGATTTTAACATCGGTGACACGATTGTTGTACATATGAACCGAAAGTCAACAGTATTTACGCATACAGTGGTGCTAAAGTTGGGCTCATACAGCTATACAATTGGAGAAGATGTAACGGATAATATTTCATTGGATACAGACAGGATTGCGTCTAATCTTTATGCACAAATGCCAAACAGTAATGAAATGACTGGCGAAATTGTTGTCACAACGTATAGTGGCAGTACGGTTATAGGAACATCAAGCTGTGCCATTATTGCACACGTAGTAAATTCTAATCCGACATTTGATGTTTCGTATGCGGATTCAAATTCTAAAACTGTTGCAATCACAGAAAACAATCAATATGTTGTTCGTAACAATTCAACGCTGAAAATCAGTATATCTAATGCTCAGGCGTTAAACAGTGCCACGTTGAAATCAATTACTGCTGTTGTAAATGGAAATTCGTATACAGGCACTTTAAACGGCTCTACAGGCGTTGTAAACGTTGGTACGGTAAATATATCATCCGATGTGAAAGTGACCGTTAAATTGACGGATTCTAGGGGAAATGAGGGCATCAGAGAAATCACGGTGCTTGTGTATGATTGGACATTGCCAAGTGCAATCATCAAGCTGAACCGCAAAAGCAATTATTATTCAGAAAGTATATTAAACGTAAATGCAAACTATGCGTCAATCGGTGGGAAAAATGAAGTAACGATTAAGTACCGCATAAAGAAGGTTGAAAACAGCACATTCAGCACTTACACGACAATTCAAGATAACACCGATACGAATTTTACGGCTGATAATGAATATGAATGGAACGTACAGGTCAATGTTGCAGACAAGCTAGGTAATACAACCTACAATCTGATTCTTCCGAAGGGGATTCCGATTGCTTATTTTGACACCAAGAAATACAGCTTTGGCGTGAATTGTTTTCCGAAACATGATAAAAGCCTTGAAGTCAATGGCGTGTGCCTTAGTGGTAAGGTGCTTTACAACGATGCAAGCGGAACAGCAGGAACTGTCACATTGGAAGACAGTGCGGAAAACTACACATATCTTGAAATCTTTTACAGATCGTATGGTGATAATGCTTGTGGCAGTGTCAAAGTATTCAGTCCTAACGGAAAACTTGTGCATTTAGGAACGATACATTATATTGCAGACTATGATTACGCAAAATTTGCTCTTGTGAATGTGTCGGGGTCAATGATCACATTCAACCAGAATTATCAGATCACGCTGAAGAATAACGGCTCAACGTATTCAGCCGAAAATGCAATTTACATCACGAGAGTGGTTGGATATTGAGCAAAATCATGATATACTAAGAACGTGGTGTTTTCATGTTCACCGCTTTCTTTGTTTAGCCTGTCGGAGTATTCGGCGGGCTTTTTTTATGCGTAAAATTCTATACTAACTTACCATAGCCTACAGGTTACATAATATTAGTAAAGAAAAAAATCACCGTTTGCATTCGGTGATTGATTGGTGTATATTATAGGTGCAGAATTTGATATCTGTATATCTTTCTTCTATTAAAGGGCAGGCAGGAATGTCTGCTTTTTATTTGAAGAAAACTTCTATTTTGTCAGGTGAAACGTGAACAGAATCAAGAACATTTCGCCACAGTGTGCGTTTGTTCTCACGTGTTAGATTCTCATATATTGATTGCCAACCACTGCTTAAAAATTGTTTAAGATGATCGGTACTTTGAGGTTTGAAAGATTCAAGCCTTTTTATTTTATCTTCCGTTTCTGCATATAGGCGCTCATAGGTGCTTACAGGCATTCGTTTTTTTATAAAGATATAATTCAGATTATCAAGCTCTTTTCTTAATTCCTTGAGTTCCTTTTCAGTTGTGTTTTTTGTCTCAGATGTGACGCTTGATATTGTGGCTATATGATCTTTAAGCAGCGTATCAAGGTTAGACAACAGATATTTTTCCGTTGCAAGTTCCGCATAGTGTTTTTTGTGTGTGCATGTATGAACAGAGTGGGCATTGTTGCATCGGTAATAATAGTATCGTTTTCCGCCTTTTGGATGGCTCACTCCAACCAGTTTAGAACGGCATTCTGGGCATCTTAACAGTCCAGTGAATAAATATGTATGGCGTTGTATTCCAGTACGTATATTGGCTTGTAATGCGGTCTGAACGGCATTGTATGTTTCTTTCGTGATGTATGGTTCGGCGTAATTGGAGTTTCCACGGTATGAGCCTGCATAAAATTCATTCTTTAATATGTGCATGTAGGACATGTAAGGTCTAGACAGTCCGTATTTATTGTTTACGTATTCGACAGTGTGATGGACTGATTGATGCAGGAGAAATGATTCGAAAATGTCTTTCACGATTGGTGCCTTTGAATTGTCAATCACAATGCGTTTATTACCGTTTTCCGTGACAATCATGTAGCCGAAAGGAACATTGCCAGTGATAGGTTGTCCTTGTGCAATCTTGTATTCAAATACGGCTTTAATGCGTTCAGAGCCTTTCTTATTGAAACAATAAAAAATAATCGTGTTTCGATGAAAAGTAATTGCAATTTGATGATATGGGTTTATAATGTAAGAGCAGAAAGGGGGAACAAAATGAAAAGAGCAGAGCTAAAAGCCTTCAGGACTTCTAAAGGACTCACACAAAGGGACGTGGCAGAGATGTTACAAATATCTACAAGTCATTATGCTTGCATTGAGCAAGGGACGCACAATCCTTCTACAAAGCTTGTAAAAGTGTTCTGCAAAGTATTTGGAAATGAATATGCGAGTTTGATTATTGGGAGCTGAAAACATGTTTGAAATCGTAGCAGAAATCGTAGAAAGCGGTCACGCAGAAGAATTAAGCAAAATTATTGAACAGTACGAATTGGATGTTTCAAAAAGAAAGGAAATTAAGAAAAATGAAGGGATTTGAAAACATTACACCAGAAATCGCAACAGATTTGATTGAACTGGTAAACCAGTTGAAAGGACTTGAAAAGTCCGCACAGGTCAAATATTCCGTGAAGAACCGGAATACAGGAGAATGGATGAGCAAGGCATTTAATTATGTACCATTAGACAACATCTTAAACAAAATCAAGGAAAATCAGAACTTTGCATTGTTACAGCCTATCGGACTTGATGAAAACGGTGTGTGTGGTGTTAAGTGCATTCTTGTTCACAAGACAGGACACGTATTTGAAACCAACACTTATCCGTTTGATGTAAAGAAAGATGCAAAATTGCAGGATGAGGGTGCAGAGATCACATACCGCAAGCGTTACTCATTGGGTGCATTCCTTGGCATGGCAACAGAGGAAGATACGGACGGCAATGATGAAGAAGCAACTAACAGTGAAGAAAGAAAGGCAAGTCCGAAACAGGTTGAGATTCTGGCAAAAAATTATACAGGTGAGAATCTTGACAAGCTGTTAAAGATAAACGGTATCGAAAAATTGGAAGATATGACAATGACAAAGGCTTCCGAGTTGATCGGAAAGATCGTTGCAAAGAGAAAGGTGGAAAAACATGACTGAATTTATTGACTTGATTTATTGTTCTGGTTTGAATGGCGGAGAATATCTTGCCTGTGCGCCGATGAGCGCATGCATCAAGAAAGGTGACATTGTATGTATTGATGGACTGAATGACTTTTGCGTTGTTTCGTGTAAGACATGTGTTGCGAAAGACTCAGACACTTACGAGTTTATTACTGAAGCTTTTGGTGATACGTACAACGGTCTGCACAAAGTAACAGACAAATATTCTCATCAGAAAGTCGAGGACACTGAAAATGAATAATATTATCGAAATAACAGGCTCAGACGTTACATTTTCTGAAGAAGTATGTGAGAGAATCATCAGTCTTGAGAAGCAGGCAAAAGAAATCAAAAAGCAGCAGGACATCATGAAAAATGAAATTCTTGATGCTATGCAGAAGAATGGAGTAATAAAAATAGACACCGAGTTTTTGAAGATCGCATTTGTTCCAGAGCATGACTCAGAAAAGTTTGACAGTAAGAAATTTAAAGAAGAGAATCCTGATGTGTATGATATGTACGCAAAAATCTCAAAAGTAAAACCGTCCATCCGCATCACGGTTAAATGATGGAAACATTCAGCATTAAAGGTGGGACACTTGAATATTTCGATGATACTCACACATATCTGTATGACGGGCTTATGTTGCCAAGTGTCACACAGATTTTGGGTGTGAAGTATAGAAACGATTATGCAAGTGTACCTCCTGCCGTGTTGGAAAATGCGGCTCAAAGAGGTACGGCAGTACATAAGGCAATCGAGAACTACAACAATTCCGGCTATGATGATGGAAGCGAAGCAGTGCGGAACTTTAAGTTCTTGCAGAAGCAATACGGATTCGAGGTTCTGGACAGTGAACTTCCGATTGTAATTTTCAAGGATGATTTTCCGATTGCATGCGGACGGCTTGACATGACAATGTTGATTGACGGACAGATAGGCATTGCTGATATTAAAACCGTCAGCGCATTAAACAAGGAAAAAATCGCATATCAGCTGAACTTATACAGAATCGGACTGATGCAAAGTTACGGAGTTGATGCGAAATTCTTGAAGATACTACATCTAAGGGATGGCATCAGGAAATTTATTGACAGCCCTGTAAACGAGAAAATGACATGGGAATTGATTGAACAATATATGGAGAATGCAGAAAAATGAACAAATGTTTAATTGTTGGTAGAGTAACAAAAGATATTGAAATGCGGAAAACACAGAGCGGTAAAAGCGTTGTTTCCTTCACGATTGCAGTAAACCGCAGGGGAAAAGATGCCGGAGCAGATTTTATTCCTTGCGTGGCATGGGATAAGGCAGCGGAATTGCTAGCTAGCTACGTACACAAGGGCGATAGAGTAGGCATTGAGGGCAGTATCAGCACACGGAATTATACCGATAATAGCGGGCAGAATCGCTATATTACAGAGATTTTAGCGCACACGGTAGAGTTTATGCAGGACAGGAAAGAACAGACGCAGGAAGCACCAAAGCAGGACGCATACAGTGAATATCCGGCAGGCATTGACGATGCAGATTTACCTTTTTAGGGGTGATTAAATGATTGGAAATGCTGAAAAGATCATACAATGGCTATTTCAGCAGGACAGAGAAAAAATATTTGAAATCAAGGAAAAGAAAGCCAAAAGGACGCTAACGCAGAACGCCTATTATTGGGTACTGCTACATGAGTTAGCAAAGGCGCTGAAAATAGACAATGACATGGCGCATAAAATGATGTTGGAGCGGTACGGCGTGTATGAGGTTATCAGCGTTCAAAGTGGCATTGATTTAACAGGTTATTTTAAGTATTTTGATGAAATCGGCAGCGGAACGGTGAACGGTAAACAATTCACACATTATAAGATTTTCAAAGGTTCATCACAGATGGATTCTAAAGAGTTCGCCGTTCTTCTGGACGGTTTGATTAGCGATTGTGAAGAGTTAGGAATACCTACACTTACAAGAGAAGAAATAGCAAAGCTGAAATACATAGAAATGAGGGAAACATGAGTGAGTATAGCATCATGCAGAATGGAATGCTCTTTACGCCTGAGCATTGCTACAGATATTATTCAAAACGGTTATACGGAACGGTAAGGCATGAAATATTTTTCGGTACTGCCAACAGGAAAAAGTCAATCAAATATGGTCTTGTCGTATTTATCAGACCACAAGATCACAACATGTCTGAGTATGGTGTACATGGCAGCAAGGGTCATGAGTTCGACATGTATCTGAAAAAGCTTGGGCAGAAAAGAGCGATGGACGAGTATGGATGGACTACAAGCGAGTTCATTGACATTTTCGGGAAAAACTATCTGTGAGGTGGCTACATGTACAGAAAGTATCACAATACAAAGACGGTTCTTGATGGCATCAAGTTTGACTCAAAGCTTGAAGCTGAACGGTATGCACAGCTCAAGATGATGGAGCGTGCAGGGGTTATAAGGGGGCTGGAATTACAGCCTTCTTTTGAACTTTTGCCGTCATTCAGGAAGAATGGCAAGACATGGCGTAAAACCGTGTATAAAGCCGATTTCAGGTACATCTTGTGTGATGGTGATAGAATCATTATCGAAGATGTAAAAGGCTCTACAGGGGTAATTACGGACGTATTTCGGTTAAAACAAAAATTGTTCGAATACAAATATCCAGATTACACAATCAGCATCGTTACAAGTAAAGACATCAAGAAGTTTCAAATAGAAACAAAAGTCAGCAAAATGTGTTGACTTAATCGCATTATGATGATAAAATTAAAGAGTAGAAAAAAGCTACACCACCTATTCAGTAACCGCCATTGTTGAATAGCAGTGAATGAAACTGAATAGGTACATAAACCGTATTGCATTAGGTTGGCGGACTTAATGTGATACGGTTTTATGTTATTAGAAAGGCAATAATATGAAAAATTGTAAAGCAGAAAAGGAAGGAAATAAAAACATGAACATAAGTGAAAGACCATCATATTTTGCGATAATAAGTGCAGATGTAAGATATGACAAGAGGTTAAAAGCAAGCGAAAAATTATTGTATGGAGAAATTACAGCATTGTACAACAAAACTGGTGAATGTTGGGCTAGTAACAAATATTTTGCTGACTTATATGGAGTAACTACACAGGCAGTCAGCAAATGGGTTACAAACTTGCGTAAATGTGGATATATAAGCGTCAGCATACATTATAAAGACGGCACAAAAGAAATTGATAAAAGAACAATTAAATTGTCTGGAGCTTGTGGAAATGTAGTAACAAGCGATTGTGAGGTAGTAACAAATGATTTAGGGGTAGTAACAAATGATTGTGGGGGTATAGTACAAAAG